TTCTTGGAACTGGCTTTACAACTCTTGATGAAGAACCAGGAGCGCAGTCCGAATCTACAAAATACATCAACGAAGCGTCTGCTTCTTCTTCCATTATCAGTTACGAAACAATCTTCCCATTTGAGTCTGAACACGTGCTTTCTCAGGAGGGCATCGATGATATTTATGGAATCGCAAGAGACCATAAAGTAGGCGCTGACGCCGAAAGGGAATACGTTCGTGCAGAACTCTGGAATCCTGTAGACGGGCAGACTACTAAATTCAAAGCGAGAAAATTTACAGTTGCTGTTGAAGTATCTACATACTCCGGAGAAAACAAACAGGTCCTTTCCGGAAACCTCAATGCAGTAGGAGACCCAGTGCTCGGTACTTTCGATACAGCAACAAAGACATTTACAGCAGATGGAGAAACACCTGCAGCTCAGGCAGAACAGACTGAGGAATAAGAACAAGTAACAATCAATCGATACAAAGTTAGGAGGCAAGAAAATGGGTAAAATCGTCATTAATAACGTGGAATTAGAATTAGAACTTCTCGATGCAGATGTAATGGAAGTATACGAAGATACTATTAATAATGTGGCTGTAAAAGTAAAAGACCCTACGGCTTATGAAGGAAAATCCAATGCTGATGCGATGAGATATCAGTGCAGATGCGTAGAAGAAGCTTTTGATACTATCTTCGGGGAAGGAACAGCAGCAAAGGTGTTCCCTAAGAACAATAATCTTAGAGTACGCATGGAAGCATTTAATGTTTTATGTAATGAAAGTCGAAATGCAAAAGAAGAGACAGCGGCTCTTGTAGGTAAATATTCTCCTGAGAGAGTGGAAAACCGAGAAGAAAGAAGAGGGCACAACAAAGGTGGTAAGAATAACCACCGCTACCATCGTTAAAGATGGCAGCCAATTTACTGATAGACCGTCCTCCTAGTTTTGTAACGATTGACAACGAACACTATGAGATCCGTTCGGACTTTAGGACATCGATATTGTTTGAGATACTGATGCAGGACGACGAACTAGATGATACGGAGAAGATATTAAATGCTCTTCGGTTATATTATCCGGTGGTTCCGTCGAACATACCAAAAGCCATTGATGAAATGCTCTGGTTCTATGGCTGTGGAAAGGAAAAAGTAAAATCGACCGAAGAGTCTGAAGAAGAGACAGAGGAAGATGCGGAAGAAGATTCTGATTCCGGCCAGAGGATTTATTCTTTTGAACATGATGACGAATATATCTATGCTGCGTTTCTACAGCAGTATGGCATTGACCTTACCAAGGTGAAGTATATGCACTGGTGGAAATTCCGTGCATTGTTCAAATCCTTGAGCGATCAGTGTGAATTTGTCAAGATTATGGGATACAGGAGCATAAAGACAACTTCGAAGATGTCACCAGAGCAGAGAAGATTTTATAACAAAATGAAATCTATTCATGCGCTTCCGCTGTCAACGAAGGAACAGGAATACATAGACAAAATTACTTATGCCCTCATGCATGGCGGAGACCTGGCAGGACTTGTGTGATAGGAGGCGTGTAGTATAGAAATCGACAAGAAAAAGTACAAAAAAGTAGTGTGTCCCAAATGTGGATACCGGATGCCGGTATCATATGATGAGGGCGCAGAGTGTAAGGGGGTGTTCGTCCGGTGCAAAGGAAGGAACTGCCCCTATCTTTTTGAGATAACAATCAAAGACGGGAAACAGTCTAAGTAGAGCCATAATGAGCCGATAGATGTTTACCTTCAAGCGAGGTGAAAACATTGGGCTATGATGGCACATTAAAATTTGATACATCTATCGATTCCTCTGGTTTCCAGAAAGGAATCGATAATATCAGTTCGATTGCCAGTACTGCTCTCAAGTCGACTGCAGCCATAATTGGAGGAGTCGCTACGGCAGTGGCCGGAATTGGTACAGCTGCAATTAATGTTGGCATGGAATTCGAAGCCGGAATGTCCAACGTAGCCGCCATTTCCGGAGCAACAGGTGAAGAATTGGAAGCCTTGACTGAAAAGGCGAAAGAAATGGGAGCGAAGACGAAATTCTCCGCTACCGAATCTGCAGAAGCATTTGAATACATGGCTATGGCAGGCTGGAAGACCGAGGATATGCTTGGTAGTATCGAAGGTCTTATGAACCTTGCCGCTGCATCCGGAGAAAATCTTGCAACGACATCTGATATCGTAACAGATGCAATGACTGCATTTGGTCTTAGTGCCAGTGGAACAACGACCATCATAAAAGATGGATTCTCAAAAGAGGTATCCAATGCAACGCATTTTGCTGATGTATTGGCAAAAGCATCGTCTAGTGCCAATACTAACGTAGGAATGATGGGAGAGACATTTAAGTATGTCGCTCCTGTAGCCGGGGCATTAGGCTATTCTGTAGAAGATACAGCAACAGCTATTGGTCTGATGGCGAATAGCGGTATCAAGGCAGGACAGGCCGGCACATCATTGAGAGCTATTCTTTCCAGACTGGTAAAACCTACGGATGAAGTACAGGGAGCAATGGATGCTCTGGATATTTCACTGACAAATGGTGATGGAACTATGAAATCCTTGAATGAGGTCATGGTGGACCTTAGAAAAGGATTTGAAGGATTATCCGAAGCGGAGAAAGCTGAAATGGCGACGGCCATTGGTGGACAGGAGGCTATGTCTGCCCTGCTCGCTATTGTAGAGGCTTCTGATGAGGATTTTGATAAACTGACAAACTCCATTTACAACTGCGATGGAGCTGCTGCAGAAATGGCGGCCACCATGCAGGATAATCTTGCCGGTAGAATCGAAGAACTTACGGGAGGCATTGAGACATTAGGGCTCAGCATCTATGAGGGCATCGAAGAACCTATGAAAACAGCTGCAGAAGCGGCAATCGAAATGGTGGACCAGCTTCAGGCAGCCTATAACGAGAATGGTTTACAGGGCATGGTGGAGGCAGTAGGCTCCGTCATGGCACAGATCGTACAGAAGGTCGCAGAGGCGGCTCCGGATTTCATCAATACAGCAGTAGAGCTTATTTCTGGATTCTGTGAGAATATCAGAAATGCAGATGGAATAGGAGAAGCAGGAGCCGACCTTATTACTTCACTGGTCACAGCCCTTCTCAGTACAGCCGAACAGTTATGGTCCACGGCGATTACTCTGGTAGGTAAATTGGCAGGAGGCGTTGCAGAAGGTGCACCTCAGATGGTGGATGCGGCAATCGAATGCATCTCCGGTATCGTAGATACAGTAATCGAATGGGCACCGAATATCCTAAATGCAGGCATTGAGATTGCGGCTTCTCTGATTGAAGGAATCGTTTCCAAAGTGCCGGATATGTTCAGTGCTGGTATTGAAATGCTGACCCAGCTGACATCTGGAATCAAACAGAATCTTCCTGAAATGATCGCTGTCGGAATGGAAGCGCTGATGAATTTCTCCGGAACCCTTCGTGAGAACGTGGGAGATTTGGTAGATGCCGGTCTTGAACTGATTATGACATTGGCACAGTCTCTCATTGATAATATCCCGGTATTTATCGAGACAGTACCGACGATTATCACCAATCTGGCAGGAATCATCAACGACAATGCTCCGAAGTTATTGTCTGCTGGTCTTGAACTAATCGTTAAACTGGCAGCTGGTCTTGTGCAGGCAATCCCGACTCTGGTAGCAAATATTCCAGAGATTATTGAAGCTATCGTTTCCGCTTTTCTTGCATTCAACTGGTTAGACCTTGGTAAGAATATCATCACATTCATTAAGAATGGCATTCAGACCCTGACCACAGCAATTCCGGAAACTCTGGCAAATATCTGTACGACTGCCAGAGATACAATCCTCAATGGAGGATGGGCGGAAGTAGGTTCCAATGTCATTAATTTCATTGTGAATGGTGTCAAATCCCTCCTGACACTGATTCCTGAAACATTAAAAGGCATTGCGAACGATGCGATTACCATGTTCACTACCATGGACTGGGCAGATCTTGGCGTGAACCTTATTGGCGGCATTGTAGCCGGTATTTCTGGAGCTCTTAATGGAGTTTGGGATGCGATTACGAACCTCTGCTCGGGCATTTTAGACACGTTCAAAGGATTTTTCGGAATCCATTCTCCATCCACTGTTATGCAGGAACAAGCAGATTTTCTTGTGCAGGGAGTCATTAACGGTCTGCAGAGCCTTCCGGAACTTGCTGGAGAGATTTTTGGTAATGTACTGGACAATGTTATCCAGTGGGGCGGTGACCTGCTGAGTAATGCTGGCCAGGCGGCGAGCGATACGCTTACCAATGTAACGGACTTCTTTAGTCAGATGCCTGGAAATGTGGGAGGGCATCTCTCATCTGCTCTAGACAACGTGATTGCATGGGGTACAGAAGTCTTTAATAATGCCAAAACATCTGCCAGCGATACATTGACAAACGTTACAGAGTCCTTCTCTCAGATGCCGGGAAACGTAGACTCACATCTTTCCACAGCATTAGAGAATGTCAAATCATGGGGCACTGAAACGTTAAATAACGCTAAGACATCTGCCAGCGATACTCTGACCAATGTAGAAAGCTATTTCAGTCAGATGCCGGGCAAGATTCAGGCTCAGCTGACTACAGCTCTGAAGAATGCTGAGACATGGGGCACTAACACCGTTAACAGTTTGAAGGCTTCAGCAAGCAATATGCTGAAAAATGTGGAATCCAACTTCAAACAGATGCCGGGCAAGGTAAAGACCCAACTCGATAAAGTCATCAGTAACGCGAAAAGCTGGGGAAGTAATGCGGTTAGCAACTTCAAAACTATTGGTAAGAACGTAATACAAGGTCTTATCAATGGTATTACTGGCATGGTCAGCAAGCTGTACACCAGCATCAAGAACGCATTATCCGGTCTTGTAGATAAGGCAAAGAAAGCTCTCGGCATCAATTCTCCATCCAAGGTATTTGCTGACGAAGTAGGTAAATGGATTCCTGGAGGTATTGAGGCTGGTATCGATGCTGGAATGCCTTCTGTAAATGCTGACATGGAAAATCAGGCAGGAAGTCTTGTTGATAATGCAGTGAATGCTCTGGCAGCCATGCCGGAACAGTTCTCTGCAATCTTGAGCTCTATTGGAGACAAAATGGCCGTATGGGGCACAGATGTACAGGATACAGCCGGAGATGCATCCAAAGGCGTAATGGGAAGTCTTTCTTCCACATTCAGCCAGATGCCGGATGTAGTACAGGGACACCTTGATGCTACATTGGAGCATATCAAGAACTGGTCAGCACAGACAAAAACGGACTGTGTTGCTGGAATCAGCAGTCTGCCGGAAGAAATGGGAGTAATCCTTGGTGAAGCTGGGAACAAGGCGAAAGACCTTGGCTATACCATGACAACAGAGTTCAAGAAGATGGGCGATGATTCCATTCAGAGCATGATCGATGGAATCAGGAACAAGACTTCTGAACTGTATGACTGCATCAGGAATGTCCTTTCTGAACTGGTAGAACAGGCAAAGGATTCCCTTGAAATCAATTCTCCGTCTGCAGTATTTGCAGACCAGATCGGTCAGTGGATTCCGTCCGGTATTGAAGAAGGTATTCGTCTTGAGATGCCGGGGCTTCTTGAGTCCCTGAAAGCACAGAGCGATTCCCTCGTTAAGACCATGATAGATGGGCTTGCTGAGATGCCGGAACGTTCAACGGAAGTGCTGAGAAAGACTCTTGACAGGGCCATTGAATGGGGAAGTGATATCCTTACAAAAGGAAAAGAGCTGGCCAAAGACTTAGAGAAAGGTTTCAATGGAGAGATGCCTCGTCTTTCCAATGACCTGAAATCACAGGTCGATGCTCTTATCCAGAAGATGCAGGCAGCCGTAAAAGCGGAGGCGGAAAAAATCGAGATAAAGAGCAACGTGACTGAGACTTATAAGATTCAGCAGGAGAATGGCAAGTCGTTCAGAGAGAACAAAACAGAAGTCAAGATTGATGGAACCACACACGTTCATGTAGATCTTGATGGAGAAGAGATTGCCGAAGCTACGACTCCATTTATGGACCGTAACCTTGGAAGAAGATTTACCCAGGCAGCGAGAGGTGTTTAGTATGAATCATACAGGAGTAACATTCGGTAGTTTCCATTCGTTCGCTGAATGGGGACTGCGACTTAAAAAAGTTGAAATCGGCACGCCAGAATTGAAAAAGATTCTGGTGGATGTGCCGGGCGGTTCCGGTGTTCTTGACCTGAGCAGATCGCTCACGGGAAACATGGAATATGGGCCAAGACCGCTTACATTCTATTTTGATGCCCGGAACTGTAATTATTATAGATGGGCTGACTTGCTGAGCAACATTGCAGGGAAGATTCATGGAATGAGGGACAGAATCATTCTGGATATCGACTCGACATATTATTATGACGGTCTGATTGAAGTGTCTTCCCAAAAATCCAATGAAGTAACAGCAGAGGTCGTTATCACGGCTGAATGTCAGCCATACAAGATGGAAATGCACAGCAGTCTTGAAGACTGGCTGTGGGATCCGTTTGATTTTGAAAATGGAATAGTAAGAGAGTATGGGAATCTTCGTGTGAATGGTTCCCTTTCTTTTGTTATTGAAGGAAGAAGGAAACCTGTCGTGCCCAAATTCACAGTCGTATCCGATGACGGGAACGGCCTGAAGGTAAGGCTCAATAATGGCACGACATACACATTGGCTGACGGAACGAGCCGTGTCATCAATCTGAATATCGTAGAAGGCACAAACACCTTGCACTTCACAGGCAACGGGACCGTATCCATCGATTACAGGGGAGGGATTTTGTAATGTATGCAATTTATGCAGGAAACGAAATACTGTATTCTCCCCGGCTCATTGACGATGGATGTATTGTTCTAAAGCCAAAACTAATCATGGAGCTGAACAAATCCGGCTCTCTGGAATTTACCTTACCGACTACCAATCCAATGTATGGAAAGCTGCAAAAACTGAAGACTCTTATCACGTTAAAGAATGATGATAGGACCATTTGGAAAGGCAGAGTGCTGAACGATGAGAAGGACTTCCACAACAAAAAGAAGACCTTCTGCGAGGGCATGCTGTCCTGTCTGATGGACAGCGTGGTCCGTCCGTACAAGTACAGTGGAAATGTAAGGAATCTGTTGAATAAGTACGTCACAGGTCATAATACGCAGGTAGAAGAGGATAAGCAGTTCCAGCTTGGAACAGTGGACGTGGAAGACAGCAATTCCTATATTGCACGGTCTTCCACGGAATATCCGACATCCTTTGACGAAGTAATGGCAAAGCTGCCGAACAGCACATTGGGAGGATATGTCAGTGTGTCTTATCTGACCAATGGGAAGAATGCTATCAATTACACTTCGGATCCGGGCGGTGTTTCCGGACAGGAAATCGTATTCGGAGAGAACCTTCTGGATATTACAGAATACATAACAGCTGAAAATGTATTCACTGTCCTTATCCCTCTCGGTGCTAAATCGGTAGATGAAGAAGGGAATGAAGGAGACAGGCTTACGATCGCATCCGTTAATGGCGGAAACGACTATATTGAGGATGCAACAGCAATCAGCTTATTCGGCCGTATTACGAGAACAGAAGTATGGGATGATGTCACTCTGGCATCGAACCTGTTATCTAAAGGAAAAGCATATCTGCAGAACGGTATCAAGATGGCGGTCACACTGAACATCAAAGCAGTAGACCTCCATCTTCTTGATGTAAATACCGATGAAATAAGATTGGGAGATTATATAAGGGTTGTCTCAGAACCTCACGGACTGGACAGCTATTTTTTATGCTCAAAAATCGAACTGGATTTAGTAAATCCGGATAAAACGGTATATACATTGGGCACTGGATTCCGGGCGATGTCCGAACAGCAGGTTGCATCCATGAAGATGGCCAACAGTGCCTACAGTACAGCGGAAGCCGCTTCCAGTACAGCGAACAATGCCAGTGAACAGCTCGCAACAGGCGATTATGTTCCGAGAAGCGAGTTCACGTCCTATAAGGATTCAGTGGCAAAAACCTACACGCCACTTCCATCTGTAACAGCAGATGACAACGGAAAAGTTATGAAAGTAGTAAATGGCAAGTGGTCAAAGGGAGAGGATGAGAAAGGGGAAGCTTCAGGAACTACTCTTCCTGCAGTTACAGAAGCAGATAACGGCAAAGTTCTGAAAGTGTCCGGTGGCGTCTGGACAACAGGAACGGATGATAACGATACATTGACGGATGCACAGTTACAAACTGTTGTATCCGGAGCAGTAACGGAGTACATGGAAGGGAATGTCCTTCCTAAGCTTCCGCCCGATGCGTCCGAAGCAGGCAACGGAAAGGTACTGAAGATTGTTAATGGGAAATGGACGATTTCTGAGGATGGACCGACAGACGAAGAACTCAACAAAAAGGTTGATGAAAGGCTTGATGTGTCTATGAAAGAAAGTCTCCCAATGGAACTGACAGAAGCTGACGAAGGCAAGGTCATGAAAGTATCCGGTGGTAAATGGGTACTTGGAGAAGATGATGAACGTACTGACGACGAGCTGAATACAGCAATCTCAAATGCCTTGACTGCTTACATAGAGCAGAACCTCAACGGAAGGCTCCTTCCGGCTGTAACAGAAGCCGACGAAGGAAAAATTCTGAAGGTGTCCGGTGGTGTCTGGACGATGGTAGAAGAAACAGTTGATGAAACAATCGACGAACCGGTCGATGAAACAGTTTAAGGAGGAATGATATGGCCAACATTGAATCATTACTCGCCCAGATCTTAAGTGCCAGATTTGGGAAGGACGTTCGGCAGAGCATCCACGATGCAATCGCTCAGTGCTATGACGATGTATCGAATCCTACGCTGAACACGGAGGCGTTCTATAACGCAATCGTACAGGCACTTGCAGAAGGAATCCTTGCGAACCTGACCATTGCTGAGGGCAGTGTAACAACGGATAAACTTGCCGACCAGGCTGTGACTGCAGCCAAGATTGCAGCGCAGACCATTACAGAAGATGAAATCAAAGACCTTGCAATTACAGCAGCTAAGATTGCCAATGGTGCGATTACTGCTGACAAGATGGCCGAGGGTGCTTTTGGCACCTCTGCGCTTGCAGAAGCAGCAGTTACAGCCATTAAAATTGCAAGAGGTGCTGTAACTGCTGAGAAATTACAGGACGGCTCTGTAACGAATCCTAAGATTGTAGATGGGGCTGTGGGAACATCCAAGCTGGAGGATGGAGCAGTCAATACATCTAAGATAAAAGATGGAGCAGTTACAACGGATAAAATTGGAGAAAAAGCTATTACAGAGAAAAAAATGGCAGACGGTGCAGTGACCACCGACAAGATGTCAGATGGAGCAGTAACGGAAGAAAAGCTTGCCAAAGCATTTTTAGACACTATCAAACATATGGGTACGGATTTAACTACCCTTCAGAATTCCTTCAAGAATCTGAGTACTGCGTTTGATCTGCTCAGTAAGAGCTGTAAGAACTATGCGAATGGTTTTACCATTGGCGAAGATGGAAAACTCTATCTCACGAACGATGGTAATATCGTCAGTGAAGGTGTTGAACTGGTCGCTACTGGCGGCGGTTCCGGAGGTCTGGCATTCAATTCCGGATATATGTCAGAAGATGGATATCTTCATCTGACACTGGATGGAGAAGACATTGAAGGGTATGACCCTATTTACATCGGAACAGTCGGAGGTGGCTCTACAGGTTCCAGACTGGTCTTTGCTATGTATACGAACTCAAACTTCTCTGTACTGCAGACGAATAAAACAGCACAGGTAAAATTCCGATTTACTTCTGTTGACTCTGCAACGGGCATCGAGACAGGAGATGGAAACCTTTCTATCTATGTAGGAGGTGTCCTGAAAGAGAACAAGACAGTTCCTCAGGGAGACAATATCCCAATCGATATCTTCGAGCATCTGGCAGTCGGTTCCAATTCAGTAAAACTGATGATGACCGACTCATATGGCGCAACAGCGACCAGAAATCTCACTATCACGGTAGAAACATTCTTGATCGAATGGAACCTGGGCGCTACTGCGAAGAACAGCGGGCCTCTGAATGTATCCATGACACCGACAGGTTCTGGTACAAAGAGACTTTATCTCACTGTGGATGGAAGTGAATATGATATGCAGGAGGTGACGACCTCCGGACGCAAAGTCGATTTCTCAGTGCCTCTCTCCGTAGGGGCACATATTATTTCCGGGTATGGAACAATGACCTTAGGAAGCTCTATCCTTCCGTCAGATACATTGACTTGTGCTGTCGCTCAGACAGAAGAAGGAGACGGTACAGTAGTAATCGCTGCGAACCTCTCTTCGAAAGAAGTCAGCCAGTATTCTACTATTGCAATCCCTCACAGAGTCATTAATCCGGGAAGCAATCCTGCAACGGTAGAGTACTATGTGAACGATGTGTTGTATGCGACAGATAGTCTCGACCAGAATGAACATGTATGGAGCTACCGTACTACAGAGGCTGGAGAAGTCAAGCTTGCTATCCGTTGTGGAGGGGCAGAATGGAGCGAGACAATTACAGTATCAGGTCTTGATGCCGAAATCAGCGAGATTACCAGCAATCTGTTGTTCAAACTTGATCCGAACGACATCACGGACCTTCCGAATTTCACATATGGAGATATCGGGGTGACCTTATCAGAGAAGTTCGATACTCATAATGGCGGCATTCAGACGGATGAAGAAGGAATCAAATGTTTGAAAGTCATTAAGGGAGACAGATTGACCATTAATTACAATATGTTTGCTACAGATGCACGTATTTCAGGAAGGGAATTTAAGTTCATTTACAAAGTGACGAATTGTTCCAACTATGAAGCCAATGCCATCAGCTGTATGGCTGACAACATAGGCGTAAAGGTCAATGCCAATGGAATCCTCATGAAGAGTGAGCAGACGACCATTGAATATCCATCCTGTGAAGATTATAAATCTGAGCTTGATGTAAACATTGAATCCGATTCCGACCACCGTATTATGATGCTGTGGGAAAATGGAACGCCTGCGCAGGCAGAAATCTATGCAACAAATGATAACTTCCGTCAGACAAATCCGGTAGGAATTACTATCGGTTCTGATGAGTGTGACGTTATCATCTATAAAGTCCGTATCTATACAAGAGACCTTACAAGAGAAGAAATCAAGGCGAACTTTATCGCTGATGGCAAGGACGGAACAGAAATTACAAGCAGACATGACAGAAACCAGGTCTATGACAGCTCTGGAAAACTGGATCCGGATAAGGTGGCGACACGCAACCCGGGTCTCCGTGTACTTATTTGGCATGCGCCAAATATTTCTACTGCAAAGACACAGGAAATTAAAGGTTTCCTTACCCATAAATACGTCAAAGGCGGCGCGGCACATTCCTGGACAGCGAATGGAGTAATCGACAAGGCACAAGGTACATCTTCCCTTGGATATATCCTTGCCGGATGTAATGAGGACTTCAATTGCGCAGAAGGATTCGTGCTTGAAGATGGAAGCCATATTGATGTATATTCCATGACCGAGAATTCTATCGGTATTAATTATTTTAACTATAAGACGAACGTTGCTTCTCAAGAACATGTCAATAATATGCTCGTATCTGAGTGGTACAACCGTTTCCAGCCATATATCAGAGCGGCAAGGGCAGCTGACCCTCGTGTAAGAGATACGGTAGAAAGTCATATGGCGGTTCTGTTCTTCCACAATACAGGAACTGAAGCCGTACAGGTAGGCCCTATGACAGTACAGCCAGATGAGACAGTATTCTATTCTCTTGGAAACCTGAACAATTCCAAGAAGAATCTGGAAGTATTTGCTCAGAACGAAGAAGATGATGTGATTACCATCGAACTACGTAACAATATTTCTGATCAGTGCCGCATGAAGTCTGCTGACCTTACCGGAGAACCATGGAACTCTGATGGCAATTTTGAATTCAGACATCTTGCCGAATCCATGGATCCTGAGGAAGCGAAACAGCTCTGGCAGGACTTCCTCACATGGGTAGTATCCTGCGACTCAGAACAGGCAACAAATGCAGCTCTGGATGAAATAGTGACGATTGATGGGCAGTCATTTGCAACTGATTCCGCAGAATATCGTATCGCGAAATTCCGTAAAGAAGCTGCAGAACACCTTGTCGTTGATTCGTTGTTATTCCATACACTGGTCACACTCGTATTTTCACAGGTAGATAACCGTGCGAAAAATACCTTCTGGACATACAGTAACGTAAAAAAGACATGGCACGTTACATTTGCATATGACAATGATACAGCTATGGGTATCGACAATGAAGGCAGTCTTACTTTGAAATATGGGTATATGGATTATGATAAGCTTGGAACCAGAGACGTATTCAATGCAGCTGACGCAGTGGTCTTCTGCATGATGTGGAAGTCATTCCCGGCAGAAATGAAAGAAATGTTCCTTCAGTTAGAAAATGCAGGAGCATGGAATCTCGATGCTTTTGCTGATCTCTGCGACGAACAGCAGGCACTTGCATGTGAATCCTTATGGATCGAAGATGCATGGAGAAAAGATATTGATACATTGACAGTAAACGGTTCTACAGCATACATTTCTATGCTGAATGGGAAGAAGAGACTACAGAGAAGAAACTTTCTGCATTATCAGAGACCATTCATCAGTTCCTATTTCTGTTCTTCCTTCTCTCAGTCAAACAGAGCGACTATCAGAGGCTATACTCCAGACGGAGATCTTGCTGTTCCAGCAGAGAGTAAGATGTGGATCACTCCATATAGTGACCTTTGGGTGACTGTACAGGCAGGTACTACATACTACGTCAAAAGAGCGGTTGCTGGAGAAACTGTAGAACTCCAGCTTGGTACTTCCAAACTGAATAACACAGAAATCTATCCGATGGATGCAGCTTTCCTGAAAGATCTTGGTCCTCTTGCAGGTCTTTATCCTGGTTATATTGATGTATCCCCGTGCCCGAAGTTGACAAGGGCAGATATCGGAAGTAGTGTTTCTGGATATCTGAATACAAACCTGACTGACGTTGGACTTGAAAATGCCATGAATCTTGAGTATGTAAATATCGAGAACTGTCCGAATTTCAAAAAAGAACTTGGCCTTGCGAAGAATGTCAATGTTAAAGAATGTTATTCCAGAGGAAGTGGCGTGACAGGTGTTACGTTCGCTGACCATGGAAGACTGCAGAAAGCATATCTGAACGCAGTAACATCCATCACAGCGAAGAATCTTCTCTACGTTGCAGAGTTTACGTTACAGAATTATGAGAGCCTTCTTTCTTTGAATGTGGTGAACAGTCCGTCTATCAATACCTTGGATATTGCAACAAGAGCGGTGAATATGATCCGTGTACGTCTGCTCGAGATTGTATGGATAACAACAGTAAAAGCATACACCACACTGATGCGTCTGCAGAAGATGAGCGGCATTGATGAAGCTGGTTATAACGCAGAGAAAGCAGTGGTTACCGGCTCTGTATTCTTTGATGCTATCTCTCAGACCAAATACGACACCTTGGTCAATGCACTTCCTGATGTGAATTTCACATACGGAGAATTTTTGGAAGAGCACACGGTAACCTTCTGTAACTATGATGGAACAGTGTTGAATGTTCAGAAAGTAGAACATGGAGGTACAGCAGAAGACCCAATTACGGTAGGATACATCAAGACTCCAGTAAAAGAGCCGGATGATGATTTTTCGTACACTTATTTCAAGTGGGATGTGCCGCTTGAGAATATCGTAGAAGACGTTACGGTTACTGCAACCTACACACAGTCTATCAGAATCAACCTTGTACGTTATCTGAAAGATGGAGAAGTCCTTCAGACTTATAATGTGCCAGCACATGGTTCCTGTGCATATGTTGGAGAAGACCTTGTGAAATCCGGCTATGTATGGATCGGATGGGATAAGGTTGCAGAAGATGTCGTGGAAGATATGGACATCAATGCAGTATTCATCTATCCGAAGCTTCCGGCTACGGTAAAGGATCTTACGAAGTATGATTATGCATACTCCGATGACCCTGATGACAATTCAGCCTATACTTTTGGAGAACTGTATTCCATCTTCAAGATGGGACGTGCTGTTGACTATGGGTTTGGCCCAGGAGTCTTATTGAAATTGATTCCAAGAAAGGCTCTTGCAAACGGATTGATTACTGACACAAGCATGGTATTCCGCTATCATGCAAAAGGGCATTATGCTCTTGCTGATGGTTCCGGCATGAGTAATGGAGACTTTTATATGGTCGGAGTCATGACAGCGAACAGGAAAATGAACAGTACAAATACGAACGTAGGGGGCTGGGATGCCTGTGAGCTTAGAACTTGGCTGAATGACACGTTATTCCCAACGTTCGAACCGGGATGGAGAAACTTTATTTCTTTATCAGATACGTTGGCCAATGCCGGAAATCAGTCTTCCAACATTACAACATCTAAGGATTATCTGAGAATTCCGTCTCATGCAGAAGTCGGTTTTGATGTGGCTGCTGTTCCATACAAAAATGAAATTGATGCGAACGCAGAGGAAGTTACATTCTCCTGTTATACGGATAATAATTCTCGTATTAAGAAGCAGTTCAATGGAGAGGGTTCAGCACAGTACTGGTGGCTGCGGTCTGCGGATGCGGGCGGCTCTGTCGCCTTTCGCGCGGTCTATTACAATGGCTATTCTAATCCTGGTAACGCTAACCTTTCTTATGGCGTGTGCGTGGGCTTCTCAGTATAATCTGTATATCTTTATAATCAAGCCGGCCTTGTGCCGGCGGGTAAAAAAAGATGTTAAAAAATATCGAAATGTGATATTATTTTCTCCGGAGGTGCCAGTGTATGAGCGTATTATCGAGATATAGAAATGAGTCAAAAGTAGACTTTCTTTATACGGCAAGACAGCTTGCCGTAAGTGTAATCAAATCATGTGTAGATTCCAAGAAAGGAAGATATACGGCGACGGTCTCTGAACCAGTTGCCCAATCAGCATGGAAGGTATACGAACATGTGAAGAGAGCAAATTCTATATATCCTACGAATCAGCATGAAGCACAGCTCCGGAGAGATCAGTTTCTTCTTGCGAAAGCAGAGCTGTATGTTCTGGATTCCAAAATCGGAGTCGCTCATGAATTTTATCATTTCAGTGATCACGATTTAGATGAAATGGGTTCATTCATTGACAATGAAATGAAATTGATTGAAAAAATGTTAGATTCTGACCGGAAGAGATATAAGAATCTTCCACTATGAATTGGTTTTATCCTGTATGATTTTAGTACTGGTGGCTGCGGTCTGCGGATGCGGGCGGCTCTGTCGCCTTTCGCGCGGTCAATAACAATGGCAATTCTAATACTAATAACGCTAACAATTCTAATGGCGTGTGCGTGGGATCCTGTCCTTTCTACAAAGTAATCCCATGCGGGAGGAAATAAGAAACAGGATAGAAGGAGGATAAGACCTTCCTACTGAAAAGTGGGTAAATATACGTTCCGATGGGTCTGGGAGGACGCTGCTTGCATGGCTGGAGTTGCCTGATTATCTCCAGTTTCATTCCCAGTGACCCTATGCAGCTAGTCGGAAAATCGGGAATCATGCTGTACGGGGCAAGTTTTTAAGGAGCAGTTATGACGAGCGAGGAAAGAAGAGAGGCTCGTTATCAAAGAAGAAAAGCTGCAAGAGATGCCAATAAGGCAAAAGATAAAGAGATGCAAGACTTTAAGAAAATCTTTACTACAGACCATCTCTTCAAATCTTACAGAAAGTGCATAAAAGGGGTTAAGTGGAAGGCAAGTACTCAGAAGTACATTGACAATGCTACCCTTACATTGTACCGGACAAAGAAGAGTCTTCTTAATGGGACATTCAGATCAGATGGTTTCTATGAATTTGATCTGTATGAAAGAGGAAAACATCGACATATCAGCAGTGTTACCATTAAGGAAAGAGTTGTCCAGAGATGCCTCTGTGATTATAGTCTGGTTCCGTTGATGAGCAAAACGTTCATTTATGACAATGGAGCCAGCCTTGATAAGAGAGGCTATCATTTTGCCATTCGCAGATTGGTAAGACATTTGCAGTATCATTACAGAAAACATGGACAGGAAGGATATATCCTGCTGTTCGATTTTACAAAATTCTTCGATAACGTGTCTCATAAGGTTGTTGAATGGTTATTACGCAAACAATATCAGGATAAGTGGACATTGGGACTTATCCTTCATTTTGTGCGCTCATTTGGCAATGTTGGTATGGGTCTGGGAAGCCAGATCAGTCAGACTCTCGCCGTTGCATCTGCAAATCCTTTGGACCATTATGTAAAAGAAAAACAGAGAATCAAGGGCTATGCACGTTACATGGATGATGGATATCTCATTCATCATGACAAAGAGTATCTGCAGAAATGTTTAGATGAAATCGTGAAAATATGCCAGATTCTCGACATAAAAATCAATATGAGGAAGACTCAGATTGTAAAGCTGAGCCATGGATTTACATGGTTGAAATGCAGATTTTATCTTCTGGAATCCGGAAAGGTAGTACGGAAGATCTATAAACGTAGTGTGACGAAGATGAGACAGAAACTAAAGGCTTTCAAGAGACTGTATGATAATAAAGAAATGAACTTCGAACAGTTAAGAGGAAGCCTGCAGAGCTGGCTCTCTTATGCGTTGAATTTTGACGCATGTGGCACAGCAAAGAATACTGTCCTGTTAATTAAAGACTTGTTTGGTGTGGAAGAAACAAAGAAACTTCTGAAAGTAAAGAAACTTCGAAAAAACCGCATCAAACCAAAGATGAGGTATATTCAATACCTTGTCAGACAGATGCAGTATGCATAACAGAAAGGAGGATAAATGTTCTATAAGGCATTGTATGAAGGAAACGTAGTGGATGCTTACGATGGCCTGCAGTATGTCCGTTATGACGACAGGGCAAAGATGTTCCTTCGATGTAAGAAGAACGAAGCCCAGGGCGTTATTGAACGGAATGGGGCTTGTATCTTTCATGTAGATGGATGGCCAGAGTTCCCGGAAGAAGTACAGGAAAGAGTAGAATGTACCATCATTCTTGAAGAAGTGGAGGAAGCAGATTATCTT